CACCAATGTACAAACAAATTGGTATCGGAACAGATGGAACTGCTGACGAACGTAGAGAGATGATTGAGAACATTCTTTTTGCTCTTGGTCATCCAAGTGTACAGGTGCAATTAACGAAGCCGCAACTTGAATGGTGCGTTGATCAAGCACTGCAAATGATTCGCAGAACATCATCCAGCACTTATGATAGACAATTCTTCTTCCTTGACCTTAACCCAGGACAGCAAACATATGTGTTGTCTGACAAGACGAAAGGATATCACAAAATTGTTCAGATTCTTGGAGTAAAGAGAAAGACATCTGCATTCATGTCAAGTGCTGCTGGATCTGGTGATTTTGGACAGTTAACCCTGCAACATCTATATCAGATGGGAACATTTGACTTAGTTAGCTATCACATAATTAGTGAATACATCGAATTGATGGAAATTCTATTTGCAAATCGTGTCAACTATATTTGGAATGAAAGAGCTCGAACGCTACAACTATTACAGGGTATTAACAGAAGAGAACGAGTACTAATAGACTGCTCAGTTGAGAGAACCGAACAAGACATTATTAGAGATAGATACCTTAACAACTGGATCCAATCGTGGTCGATTGCAGAAGCCGAATTGATTCTTGCAAACACACGTGGATATTTCCAAACGTTACCTGGAGCTGGTGGGGGAATTGCCCTAAATGCGTCTGATCTCCGGGCAGATGCTGAACGCCGAATGACAGCATGCAGACAGGAAGTTGACGACTATATTGCTAATAGCACAGTCGAACAGTTCGGCATGGAGACACAGTTCGTAATTGGTTAACACACAAAAATGACAACTAAAAATAATCCAAATCTTCCATGTGCCTATAACCTTGACTTACCTTGTTCTGAGTTTACACTTGTCAACGATCAGGATAGTAGCTTTGTCAACAACATTATCAATGAGGCACTTAATATTGCCTCAGCTCCAGTTAATGTATTCAAACTTCTTGGTATTTGGGAACAGACAAAACTTGTTGATTTAACTGGTCAGGGACAAGCAATATCAAGTGGACAGTATCCAGCATTTCCAGCATCCAATGCGTTTGATAACACAATATCAGAATGGAGATCGACACAAAAGGGTCCACAGATTATTGGGAACTCTTATATTGGATACGACTTTGGACCAATTCGTCTCGACAACAGCCGTGTTCGTTATGGAATTGATACTTCAATTAAGCAACACATCACAACAATTAAAATCAAACAAGGTTGTAATGGTCCAAATAAAGCAACTAAGTTGAGAGTTGAAAGATCAGTAGACAACGTTAAGTGGTATGGGGTTGACATCATCACAATCCCCGATACCGATGACATGGTGACATTAAGAATTAAACAATCTGCACCTGCACGTTACTGGAGATTTACTCCACTTGCATTTAGTGGTGGTGTAAATGATTTTTGGGCTGTTACTTCATTACAACTAATTGACTATGCGTCTGTACAATTAAGCGATGTTCAAGACGAGATGGGGTTCTTGGAGAACAGAGATAGAGAATATGCATCAACGAGTATTCAGATTAAAGCGTACTACGATCTTGTTGACGTTTCTCTTGACCTAACACGTTTTGGTATTCATATCCCCGAAACACAAACGTGGGTATTTCAAGTTGGATTCTCATCTGCCGTCAATCTTCTCGGAAGACCACTTGTGATTGGTGACATTCTAGAAGTGCCAAGTGAGATACAGTATACGCCAGGATTAAAACCAGTAAAGAAGTATTTGGAAGTCACAGACGTTTCTTGGAGCACTCAAGGATTCACACCTGGTTGGAAACCAACAATACTTCGTGTTATTGCAGCACCAGCATTTGCATCTCAAGAAACAATCGATATTTTTGGTGACCTAAATCCACCAAGCAACGTCAATAACTATGAGCACCTTAACGATCCAAGGTACATGATTGATGCTGATGTTCTTAACCAGAGAGTCAACGCCGAAGCAGATACAGAGGTTCCAGAACGTGGCGAAGATATCGCAAACGTTCGCGAGTTCACACTTGACGAACTAGCAACAGCTGCTGAAGAAGACATTGATCTTAGCAAACTTAATGTTAATCCACAAGCACTATACGTTGAAGATGCAATACCACCAAATGGATTACCTTACACTGAAGGTCCAGCATTTCCTTGGGAAAACAACTCATCGAATCCAAATGATGGGGCATACCATCGCATTACATATCCACAAGTTTCCGATCCAATACCACCAAGACTATATAGATGGAAGCTACAGAAAAATAGGTGGATATTCTTGGAAGAGGATAAACGATTGCGTTACAATCCAACAAAACCAACATTACAAAGCTACCTTAACGATGGCAATGCAATACCAATGAGTAAGCTAGGAAAGTAACATGAGACCAACAAGAAAGTATTTCTTCGACCAACAGTTTGCACGATATCTTGTCCAGTTCATGGCAATCTTTGAGGGACTGCAAGTCAAGACTGGAAAAAGATCCGATGGCGAAGAACACATGATTGATGTTCCCGTTGCATATGGAAGTAAAGATAGAGTCGCCGCTGCGATACTCAATGAAAACACACAAAACCTTCCTCTAAAAATACCACGCATGAGTGCTTACATGAAGAGTGTTAGACTTGCTCCTGACAGACGTAAGGGGGTCAATGTCGAGAGAGCAGTTAAGTATGTCCAACGTGGTGGACTAATGCCCGACGATATTAAGGTACTTCACCAACTGGTACCAATTCCTTATTACATAGATGTCGAATTAGCCCTTTATGCAAGCAACACCAATCAACATTGGCAGATGCTTGAGCAGATTCTAATTCTCTTTGATCCTAACCTACAAATACAGATTAGCGATTCAGAATTTGATTGGACTAAGATTACAATTCTAGAACTAACAGACATCCTGCTCGAAGAAAACTATCCTGTTGGTGCCGATCGCAGATTGATCGTTTCAACACTGACGTTCCAAATACCAATTTGGATTACAGCCCCAACGAAGGTTCGTCAAGACTTCATTAAGGACATTTACATTCGAATTGGGCACATAGCAGACCTTAATACGACACCACAAGATATTATTGACCAACTAGAAGAGGCAGGTTATGAGTACGAACTTGTTGCAACCGTTGATGATGTCCTAGGTGAATCAAACGAATAACATTTCGATTGTATCTGTTATTGACCATATTTTTCCACTCGGTTAGATTCGGATCGAATTGTTTGAGCTTCTGTGTTTTTGTGAAAATTTAACGACTTTGATATAAATACTACCACAATAACGGAGATTTAGTTATGACTACATTAGTATCACCCGGTATATCAGTCACAGTCACCGATGAATCATTTTTCATTCCGGCGTCAGCTCCGACTGTACCTTTAATTTTTATTGCTACAGCAGATGAAAAGATTCAGCCAGATGGTGTCTCACCTGCGGCAGGTACTTATGAACATGACGTGATTCGTACAGTTACATCAGCATCACAAAGCGTCACACTATATGGTATTCCACAGTTCCTTACAGATACAAACGGTAATGAGCTTCATGGTGATAGTCGTAACGAGTATGGTCTATTTGCTCTTAACCAATATCTTGGAATTGGCAACCTTTCCTATGTAATTCGTGCGTTCGTTGACCTCGATGACACACGTACATCAATTCTAACAAGATGGGCTGCTAAAGTTAATGATGCAGCTAACGTCCTCGAGAGTTTGGCACAAGCTAGAATCACTAACTTCAACCTAGCAAACGGTTTCTATTCAGGGCATCCAATGGAGAAGCTTACCGTTAATGCAACCGAATTCCTTCAAGATGCACATACAGCAATGAACGGTAGTGTTTACCATGCATATGCTTTCCGTAATACAGGAACGAATTTTGAAGCAGATTGGACATCAAATCCACTAAACATCTTCAGCAACGGCTACAATCAACCACCTGCAGTTGTAGGATTTCTTGGTTTGACTGGCGTTGCAAACGAATGGGTTACACTTGGTCTTGGTACTCTTATTGGAACAGAGTGGACACCATCAGAAGCAGCACAAACATTAATTGATTCAGCGGCTGATTATCAGTACACACAAGAATTTCTTAACGAAACCACTCTTGGTAATGACGACGCTGCACGACGTGCAGCAATCGTACAATCTTTGCAAGCAACAATCAATAGCAACCAAGATATCCGTTCAGACACATATGAATACAACATTATTCTATGTCCTGGTTATCACGAAGTTGTTGATGAACTGCTCACACTGAGTGTTGATGTTCTGGAAGAAGCAATGGTCATTGGCGATCCACCATTTGATATGGATGCTGATGAAGTCGTTACATGGGGTGATTCTGTATCGTCCGATCGTCGACGTTCTAACAAACTTGCTTACTACTACCCACACGGTCTCGCATCAAATCTTGATGGACACGATGTGTTTATTGCAGCAAGTGGTATTGCACTTCGTACATGGGCTTTCAGTGACAATCAGGCAGCAGTTTGGTTTGCACCCGCTGGTACACAACGTGGTCAAGTAACGAGTGTCTCAGACGTTGGTTACATTGATGGTATTCTAGGAACAGCTACAACGTTTATCCCCGTTGCTCTAAACCAAGGTCAACGTGACAACATGTATAAGTACTTCACAAACCTTAACCCAATTGCAAATCTGCAAGGTCGTGGTATCCTATTGTTTGGTCAAAAAACATCGCAGAATGCAGCAAGTGCAATGGATCGTATTAATGTGTCACGTCTGTTAGGATACATTAAACGACAACTTCGTAAGAATCTTGTACCGTTCCTCTTCGAGCCAAACGATCAGATTACACGAAATAACGTTAAGGCTGTAGTCGACAATTTCTTAGGTGATATTTTAGCACGACGTGGTTTATTTGACTTCGCAACAATTTGTGATGACTCAAACAATACACCAGATCGTATTGATAGAAATGAACTTTACATCGATGTTGCTCTAAAACCAACAAGGGCAGTAGAATTTATCTACGTCCCAATTAGGATTCTAGCAACTGGTGCAGATCTTCCATAATGATTTGACGACTGACATATATAATCGTGATAGGTCACAAAAAGGAAACGCAATATGGCAACAATTAATGATTTCGGAGTTCCAATTCCAGGTGGTGGAACGGGGATTCTCCATCCAAAACTGATTAACAAATATAGAGTGCTTTTTAACAACATTGGTGGACTTCCTGACTCAAGAGCACTTTCTGTTCAAGCAATCGAAGTAGCACGTCCAAATCTAACTTTCGAAGAAGTCGAATTGTTCCGTTACAATTCAAGAGGTTGGGTTGCAGGTCGTCATACTTGGGAAACGCTTGCAATGACCATTGAAGATGATATTACAAGCAGTGCGTCCAAAATTATTCAAGCTCAAATCCAACGTCAACAATTCTTAATTGGTGTCGAAGGTCCATGGCTCGCAACAGCGATTGATGGTAACTCATATAAATTCGCCGTTCAGCTAGACGTTCTCGATGGTAACGAAGCTCCACTTGAAATCTGGTTCTATGAAGGTTGCTGGATTCAAGCTGCTAACTATAACAATGGTACATATGGTACTGGAAATGAAACATGGAAAATCAACCTGACGATTCGGTTCGATCATGCATACCAACGTTTCTTCAATACATCTGGAAACTCAGCACTCGGTGGTCCTGCTGTTGGATCATAATAACAAACACGTTCAAAAAGCCCACTTCGGTGGGCTTTTTTGTTTTAATTCCATAGATAAATACAGCAAACATTGGAGTCTTCATGGCAAATCCATTTCAAGTTGTAAGTGACAGTAGTCCAGCTTCTTTTGTTCCTGTTAATCCTGGTACATTGATTCAGGCTAATAATTCTGTTAATGGGGCTGTAGATAAAGTTATCGACGATTTCACTGCTTCCAAAGCACAAGGTACTATTGATTCGTTTCTTAATACAGGTTACAAGCAACTAATATCGGCAATGGGAGTTAATCCCGAAGACATTCCATTTATGCAACAAGAGAATGGTCCAGTTGTTGATGCAGGTGTAGCTGCTGCTAGTTCATTATTCATGCAAATTGTTAACGAGAAACTATCAAAAGCAAATTTTGGTCCATTTAAGTCGCTTAACTACATTTTCAACCTTATTAAGTATCCAACTGTAACAATCTACGAGAGCCTTCCTGCAGATTTGGTTAAGATGCATTGGTTTATTATCTTTGCAGAAACGTTCCTTCGTAAGAAACGACTTCCAGATATTGATTTCAGAAACAAAATTCCATCTGCTCTTGAGTTTACACGATCCTATGCTCAAGACTTAGTAACAATATTTCAGCCCAAGCAGAAATTTTTGTTTCTCATGGATATAACATTTAAAGGTCCATTTGGAACTGCTGGTTTGTTTGATCCAACCTTTACGTTCCTATTAAAAAGAGCCGATAGACCGAAATATAAAATTGACCACGAAGAAGTTAATATGTACAACTTCCGTACAAATATCCCAAAAAGGGTGTCCTGGGATCCAATATCAATTGAATTACATGATATGAACGACAACTCGTCGCTAAACTTCTTCAACACATATATGAAGATTCTTAGTCCAGTAATGAGAACTACAGAACAAGATCCAAAGTATCTTTTGGGCATTATTGACTCTGCTGGTATGGATTTCGACAAGGGATTTTTTAGTGGGACTTTAAAACAGGTTGTTAATCCAAATGCCCCATGGACAGCTTCTCTCGGTCCTTTGGCATATAATGAGAGTGGCAATGCTCAGGGTCAATCAGCAACAGCAATTATTGAAAGTATCACAATCTACCACGCATATAGTTTCGGTAAGTTTGTTGATATTTACAAATACTACAATCCAAGAATTACAGACTTCACTCTTGATGACTTAACCATGAGTGAATCAAATACAAACTCGGTAACATTCACATTCAACTATGATATGTTAGATCTTAAAGTTGGAGTCTCAACTGCAACTCAACTTAATGAACTACAGAGGGCAGTTGCTGATGGTGTTAAACACTTAAACTTTGAAGGAATGAAAAAGTTAAACCCACAACCACAAAACATATCAACACCAACCAGACGAACGACAACAGAGTTTCAACAAGCGTCAAATCCGACTGCGGCTCCAACACCTACAACAACTGCTGCCGTTACACCAGCAACACCTGTTACTCCACCATTTGGATCATCTACTTCACCTCCTCCGGACGTTGCGACTCCTACGACTACAAGAAATGCACGAACAGTTGCAATGGCAAGAGAGGCAAATACTGGATATGATGCGATTACAGCACCACCTGGAACACCCGAATGGCAAGCTCAAGCAAGTAGAGTGGATTACCAAACTGCGTTAAATCATCCACCAGGACCAAATGATCCTCCAAACAGATTTGATCACAGAGCAACACTACATGCTGAGAACAATAACTTACCATATGCATCAGGTCAGCCACGTAGTGACGTTAGAAGTCAAAATACCACTGTTCCACCTATAAACAGTATTCCAGCTGGTAGTTCATCTAACTTCACATCATCTATCAGTTCAAAGATTTATGGCAGTTAAACATGACAACAAATAAGGAAATTGAACAAAAAATGTACCGAAGTTTTGGTGGTCGTAGATACCACCAGGGGTACTATAAACTCAAGAATCCAAAGAAATATGTCGGGAAGAACAAAGATAAGATTCGGTTCATGTCATCATGGGAGCGTAAGTTCCATGAGTTTCTTGACAACAACGTTAGTGTTCTTGAGTGGGGTAGTGAATGTCTTGCAATTCCATATCTAAAACCTACCGACAATCAAATGCACAGGTATTTTCCCGATTACTACATTAAGTATAAAGATAAATATAATCAAGTAGTTGAAGAAATTATCGAAATCAAACCTAGTAAACAACTACAAAATAGTGCCGACCTTATGGAAGCACTAATGTTCTCAATTAACACTGCGAAATGGAAAGCTGCTGAACAATACTGTAAGCAACATGGATATAGGTTTCGAATCCTAACAGAACGTGAACTGTTCCGAAGGAAGTAATATGAGATTGAGTGA